TATTTCTGGAAGGTCCAACCTTACCAACACCACTCAGGAGGTGCATTCGAGGTCCATGCTCAGACCGCATTGCCACTTACTGGTTCAACAGCCGGAACTGTATACGCTTCATTTACTGGAAATACTGCAACTAGTGGTGTTATCACACTGTCGGCGAACACGATTGGAGGAACAATCCTCACCGGTGGCATCATGCAAATTGTTTCCGCCGTTGTTACGGCAACAGGTATTCAGGTTGGAGGATTCCCAATTGGAACAACAATCACAGCCCTCACGGGTGGAACAGCCAATACAAGCGGTGCAACCTATTCTACGAGCGTTACAAGCGGTGTAACGGCCGTAACAGGTGTTACATTCTTCGCATTGTATGATGTAGTCACAACTGTAACTGATCCATTTCAACCCGGAGGATTTGCCCAGGCAGGTTTCCAACAGACCAACTCAGCAGGTCAACCTACAACTGCCGGTGGATACTCTCAATCGGTCAACCCAATCAATGTGTACTCGTTCTCATTGGCCCCTGAGGAACATCAACCATCTGGTTCTTGCAACTTCTCCCGAGTCGACACAACAACCTTGGTCTTCGATTCAATCACAGGCGCAGATGGTCAAGCATTGGCTGCAGGCAGATTCCCTTCTAAGAACTTCCCATACCTCTTCAGATTGTATGCAGTGAACTACAACATCTTCCGCGTCATGAGCGGTATGGGTGGACTCGCGTATAGTAATTAATGAAGCAGTTCAATCTAATAAAACTACCCTCTCGTGGAATTTACTGGGGGCAAAAGGGAGAAGATGAACACATTCATAAACACTACTTCCCAACTCTGAGGAACGGAACATTCCTAGAGATGGGTGCGTTAGATGGAGTAATATACTCAAACACTAAGTTTTTTGAAGATACGATGAATTGGTCAGGTGTTCTTATCGAACCTATTCCAACCTATTTCGCAAGACTCAAAGTCAATCGTCCATACTGTACATTGGTTCAATGCGCAGTGTCGACAAGAGAAGGAATGGTTGATATGTATGATCAGAATGCAGTAAGTTCGGTCAAAGAGAATACTAGTGAAGAGTTCTTTAACGCATGGCATAAAGGTACTAATAGTCAATTGATACAAGTCCCTTCAAGACGTTTGGATTCAATTCTTCATGCGGCCGGAGTGAAAGAGATTGACTTCTGGTCGTTAGACGTTGAAGGGTCTGAATTAGATGCACTCCAAACGATGGATTGGTCCATACCGGTCAAACTCATTTGTATTGAGAAACAGGAGGGTGCTAAGAAAGAACTATGTGAATCAATCTTGATACAAAATGGATTCAGGAAATCTGAAGACTTTGAACATAACGAAATCTGGATAAACTCTCATTTTCGTAGGTAAGGAACGATGAGAAGACCAATCAGAAGTATCAATACAACAACATCAAAAACAGCCACGATCTTCTTGTATTTCACAGGAAGCTCTTGAGTTCCAGGGGGAACACCTCCGTAGGGTTTCGCCCATCCAATTAGTCCACCCAGTAACGTAGGACCTAACTTATCGTTACAGTCGTAGATGTAGTCGTACCACGCCATCAAGACATATGCAGCCATTGCGAGAATGAACGCTAACACTGCTTCATGTTGCCATGCCTTAGGATGCGGCATCCAAAACACAGCTAGAATGAAAAAGGCAAAGACAATGCACTTTTCATTCACGTAAAGAGGAGTCCCGAATAATCCAGCACCCATTTATATCTTCAAATCAAATTTTGTAATACGAGTATTGGCTACACACTCATCTAATCCAAGTGTCTGTTGCATCATGATTGGAGCAGGTTTACCAGATCCCGGACATTCTGCATGTTCATGACCTAAAATATGACCCATCTCATGCGAAACCACATATTGACGGTACCCGTCCAGTGTCTGACCGCTCTTAGAGGAACCGTGCATCCATCGCATTGAATTTAAAAACATGTTACGACCACCGAGTTCTGCACATGAAAGGTCTTTAGGAAGACCACATGCACTCGTAATCGTCGCAGGTGAAGATAATCGAATCGTCACATCGGGCCGGTGTTTCACTAACTCAAACCGATACCCATGTGCTTCCCATCCTTCTGGATCGGATAAGTAAATCTGAAGTAACTCTTCAAACTCTTCGTGCGAATACTTCACGTCCGGATCGACACGTGCAACGTACCGAATGGTCTTCATTGTGTTAGACTGGGAAATGTTCAAATCATCTTGAGCTTCTCTTCAAAGAGATTCATCAAACGACTCAGACTGTTGAATTTCACATTGAACGTATTTAAGACCGATAGAATGATCGCTTCATCGCGTATAATCGCTTCAACGATGACTTGTTTGTCTTCATTCTCAGTTTTGAACACCACAATCCAACGAGGTTCGTTCATAGGTGTATTCGGAGTTCGTTCATAGGAAGTTTTGAAATAGGGAAAGACTGCAACTGTATCAGTAAGGGCATTTTCAAGGTTTAGGGACATTTTTCACTACACTGTACTCAGACTTTTCGTGGATGACCTGTTTTCGTTTTCTGAAAATGGATTTCAATCGTGTACCTTTTAAACAATGCACTCTACCATGGAATCCATTCTCTCCAAATCTCTTTCGACTCAAGAAGCTATTTCAATTCTTCAACTTATCTTTCCCTACGATCTCACACCCATGATTCTCTCTTCCTTCAATGTGAAGTCACGTGGACGCGAAGTCACACTTCAGTTCCTCTTTGACTTCCTTGAATTCGCAACACGTGGAGAGTCCGAACGATATAGTGTCTTCGGCCGTCTAGTCGGTGAACTCGCCGGCAGACGTATCGGTGACTTTGACTCTCTTACCCTTCTCGCTCAACACGTAGTGGGACATTCCTGAAAACGGATTTTTTCACTGTACGAAAACATCTAGAGCCCCCAGACAACAATGCCTCCCTGCAACTTCATTCAAAAGACCAATCTCCGTCCCTGCACTGTCCACGTTCGTGAAGGACACTGCGGCCGACATGCAACTCTTGCCATTACTCTTCCCCCTCTTGTCCCACTCACATGCGAGTTCCACTTTCAAAATAATACCTGGTGCGGGCAGCCAATTCAGCCTGGAAAGCGTTTCTGCCCCCATCATTACCGAGTAGCCTTACGAACCAGTATCAACCCTATTGAGCTCGTAGAGTCCGTTCCACCTGGAGAAGAAGCTCTCTTTCAGTACGCCCGTCGGTGGCGACAGCGGTTCGATCGAGGTACAATGCACTACTTTGATCTCATGACTGCCTTTCTAGCACTCGTCGAACGAGAACACCCGCACATGTATGAGCATCTTCATCTACCGGTTAACATCCTTCGTCTATGGAGCGAGGAGATTCGTCCCCCACACATTCGACCTGAATGGTGGGAAGACGCACGTGTTCAAAACGCATGGACAGAGGAGGCTGAACGAATCGCTCAGCCAAGACCGCCTCCACGTCCTCCAGCTGAAAATCGACTACAACGACTCGCAGGCGACGCTCAGAACGTCCACACAACTGAGGTTGTCCGTCAATCTCGTGAAGGCGAAGAACTGCTTCTTGCCGTGCGTACAGACGGAAAAGACCCACGCATTCAGATCTTCCATGCGTTCGCGTCACGCTTTCAGGGCGACTTCAATCACTTCACATCCATAATGATTGATATGAACCTATGGTACAACCGAACCGAAGTCCGTGAACGTGGAGACAAACTCTACGCTCGACTACTGACCGGACTGTGGACGCTCATTCAAGAGCAACCCAAGAACATCCGAACGGAGCTAGTCACTCGACTCTGGCAGGAAATCAATGAATCGAATGGACTGTGTGCGGAGGGACACATTTCCAGACTTGTGAACGTCATGGTCGGCTTCAATGACCACTTCAAGCCACCTGTTTCCACCGGCGAAGTCCTCCAGACACGTCTCGCTGCGATTTCAGTCTCCAACGTGAGCCTTGAGATGAAGCTCAAACAGGCACGTGCAGTGCTTGACGAGCTCCACATCCCTACTGCTGAGCATGCAGTCTGGTTAGAAGCATTCTAACGATGAAAAATTTTTACATCATCGTAGAGGTTATCCAGATGACTAGCTCAATCGCCTTTGAGCGTCCATGCTCTTCTCTCAAGAGAGTGAAGCAGGCACGTTTATAGCATTCACCGCAGCAGACACCGGAGTCAGCTAAGGGTGCGGGATTGTATCCGAATGCAGTATCTTGGATTTCAGTATTACAGACTGCGCATTGACTCCATTGGAAGTCTAAATAATCGTAGGGCATGAATTGAGAACGGGTTGAGAGCTCGCGCACACGTTGTAGATGACGTTCATAGGCGAGTACTCGTTGTTGTTTGAGGGGAGTGTTTGCAAGAGATTTGATGTGTTGGAAACGTTCAAGAGAGGTAGACATTTTAGCGGGCGCTCTGTTATAATTTGTAAAGTTTAAGAATCCATTTTCTGAAAAACGGATTGTCCGAGGTCACGAATTAACTCAGAGCCCCGGTCCATAAAACGAATATCTCTTACTCTACATCTCTTTCTCTTCAAAATGTCCTCTTCCTCTTCCCCTTCTTCCCTCACCTACACTTCCGCACTTGAACTCGCTACATCTACTATTGAAGGCGACGGATACACAACTGACCTATGGGTTCCTGAATTCGGTTGGTCACCATGCGAAATTCGTCAAAGCGATGACGATGAAGCTTCGGCTTCCGATGAACCGTATCCATTGCAGCTTCTAGCTGCCTACCAAATCTTTGTAAACATGTTCATATCCCAAATCGTATGGGTCCATCTCGCTGCCGAGATGCAAGCGGGTAAAACAGGTGCAATCAGCGCACTGTTTCGCCTGATTCTATCCAATAGCCGTCGTATCAGTATAACGCCAGACCGAGTCTTTACTATAACAGGTATGTCCGACGACGATTGGCAAGGGCAGACGTCCGAGCGTCTTCCAAAGATTCTCCGTGAGAATGTGCATCATTCAGGTACTCTCTTTAAGGTCTCCGCCAAGCTTCGCTCTCTTAAAGAGCGTGAAGGCGAGTTACGAAACATTCTGATCGCTTTGGATGAGTCTCATCATGCGTCTTCATCAGGTAACCGACCTAACATGTTGGTCTACAAAGTTGTCGATGAACTCTGTCCAAAACACCTATGGGCTGAACGAGGTATCCGATTTGTAACTGTAT